CTTTTTCATCTTTTTGCTCCTTTTCATTTAGCAGGTTAGAGATTTCCTGTAAAATTTTTAAACACGTATGTGCTTGTCCTAGCATATACTTATATTTTTCCATATTGTCAACTGTACCAGACATCATACTTTCTCCAATGTTGTGGTATTCGTCTTTTAATATTTTTTGCAGTCTACTTATTACTACGAGCTCTTCTGATAGCATCTTTACCTTTCTTAAAAATTGCAGCGACTTGTTTTTTACCCATAACCTTGGCACGCTGTTCTCCAACGGTTAGAATTTGAATTTTTCTAGCAAACGGCTTAGATATTTTTTTAACTTTCGCAACTGTTTTGCGCGCATCCGTCGGCGTTGCGAACTTAATCCCAACAGTGTCACGCGGGTTTTCATCAGTGTAAAGTCGTCTATCACTGCCTTTAGGTTTTTTTCCTGTTCCTTTTTTTGGATCCGCCATTTAATACTCCTTTCAATGTTTTAGCTTGAGCAGCATGAGTTTTTGATGCTTTTTGCAAACCTTTCATAACTTTTTTTATTTTAGCTTTTGCTTTTTTCATATTTTTCCTTCCAATATTTTGCTCTCTCTAATTGTCTAATTCTATAATCTATTTTGTCTAGTCCTAATATTTTTTTAAAAAAGTCTATTAGCATTTCCATCTTCTTCTAGCTTGTCTTAATCTTGAATTAGGATCTTTAGCAGCCTTTGGAAATTTTTTCATTTGCCCTGCACTACGAGCACAAAAACTTTTTCTACGTTTAGCATCTTTAGATCCCGGTTTTACTTTACCTGTTACTGCTGTTTTTAATTTTGAACCTGGGTTAGCTCTTCGATAAGCAGCTACACCAGCCTTAGTCATACCTGCACCTTTTTTAGTGGCTCTAAAATTTTTTTTATTTCTCGCCGGCATTTTATCTTGAGTTCTCATTATGATATTTTTGGCATTCTAAAACCAGGATTAGAATAATATTTTGCGTAAGATTTATTTCCTACTTTTACTCCTCCTAAATCTCCAGATACATAACTTCCAATATAATTTTTTTGTGCTTGTCTGACCATTGCATCTCCGCCACCTGCTTTCTTAGTTCTTTTTGTAAAAGTTTTAACGTTAGTAGGTTTCCCACCCACTCCTTGGGCTACCGCTCGTTTTCGTTTGACAGCACTCGCCCTTTCGCCTTTTGTCATCCGTGTGGCTTTGGCAAGTGGGACGCATTTTGGATACTTCCGTTTCGCATCGGCTTTTTGTTTTGAACGGCCACATTTTGCGAACGAACCATCTTTTCGTTTGCTCCCAATATCTACCCATTTCTGTTTGAACCATTTATCAAGACCGTTTTTTGCCATTAGTAATACTTAGTTTTTTTTCTTCTGTTAGGTAAAACAGCCCCACATCCTTTAGCAATTTTGCCACCATTTTTTGCAGTGACTCTTCCACCTTTAGATTCTTCTTTTCTTAATCCAAAATTATCTACTTTAGGTTCGTCTCCATAAGCAGCTTTTTTTAAAAGCTCATTTAGTTTTTCACCTTTAGATTTTTTTCTTATAAATTTAGATTTTTTATCTTCTATTTTTCCTTCTTCTTTAGCTTTTTTTAATTGTTTTAATAAATTTTCTGAGCTCATTATACTTCTACCATTGTTGTTAAATCTTCATCAACTATCAATCCACCACCAGATGCTGGTTTACGTCCTTTAAAATCTTTTCTTTTTACGCCGGAAGGATCTTTAATTTTTCCTGCACAAATTTTAGAAGCGTAGGCATTCGCGTATGCAGACGGGTAAACTTTAAATTTTCGCTTCGCTGCTGCTTTTCCTCTAGGACATAGTTTAGTCATTATTTTTTTCTCGCTGTTCGTTTTGCTCTTTTAAAGTCAGATGCTTTTGGTGCACCCTTTGCACCTTTCTTTCGCATCTTACCACCACGTTTTCTTTTAGCATGGATGTTAGCATATAAACCTGGACCTGCCATTATGCTTTACCTCCACGTTTAAAAAATTTTTTTCCTCTCAAAGCCTCCAAACGTGCAGAAGGCTTTGCAGGTTTTTTCTTTTTCTTCTTACCTTGTTGAAGCATCTTCAACATTTTCTGAAGATTTTTTTTACTAGACATTATCTATTGATCTTGCCTTTTTTCTTCATCTTAGAACCAAACTTACCATAAGACTCATCTCTTGAATCTTTTAACTGCTTCTTAGTTCTTTTCTTTTTGATTCTCATTGCGATAGACTCATCTTTTCTATCTTTGTAACCTTGTTTCATTTTTTTCTTTTTCACAGAACCACCTTTTTTGTACATTTGTCCACTTTTCATTCCCATATCAGGGTCATAAAAACCAGACGCTTCATCTTTACGAGCTTTACCAGAAATCATTTTTCCTCCGCCCATTTTCATTGCACGACCACCAACTTTTAAAGCCATTCTTGGTTGTGCTACTTGTTTATTAAAATATCTATTTGCCATTATTTTTTACCTCCGTTTCTAAATATTTGTGTACCCTTTATACCATAAATACTCGCCACGACAAGGATCCACAAATTTGTAAACCATGACGGGAGCTGTGAGAACATGTCAAAAAATAATTTGACTTTGTCCATTGCTGTCGGATCATCCGATACGACTGCCCAGGCCAGCACCAACACGGGCAAACTTAAAATTATGAGAACGGCCTCGTCTTTCCAGTCCGATTGACGGGCTTCTAACAGCTTACCTTGGTAAGCTTCGTCACCTCGGGCCATACGTTCAGCATGCATTAATTGTGCATCTGACATTGCCATTTTAGTCTTCTGCTTGTTAGCATAAATTTTACTTCCTGCAGAGACGGCTAATTTAATTGCCGATAACCACATACTAGTACCACTTAGCTGTTTTCTTTTTGTCCTTAAGCATTCTTTTAGTTCCTCTAACTTCTGTTTCATCTCCAGTTGGTATGTAATTTCTTGGCATACCGTCTGCAGTTGTTACAGATCTAGGGTCCAACTCAATGTTTTGAGATGGAATGCTTACATCGACTGACTGTGTAAAAAACTTATCGTCTTTTTTTGCCATATGTCCTCCTATTTTTTTCTTAGTTTACTTAATGTTATAGCAAAACGTGCTCGTTGTCCAAGCTTTCCAGGTTTTTTAGCTGCCGCTTTTAGTTTTGACGCTGGAATTTTTTTGCCTTTTTCAATACCTAAAGATTTTCTTAACGAACCAGGTTTTTTAATAGCCTTTTGAATAAATTTTTTATCTTTTTTTGCCATTTTTTTTCATCCCTGGTTTTTTAATTACACCTCTTGCAATTAAAATGTCTTTTTTAGTGACTTTTCCATCACCTGACATATCTGGAAAAGATTTTTTCTTTTTCTTTACCTTCATTTTCTTTTTCATCATCTATTTTCTCCTTCATATTTTTCTATTTCAATACTTGGCATCATTTTATCTACATTTGGTATAGATTTACTCAAGATTGTTTTTTCGATTGATGTATTAGCTCTTAGTTTTGCTAATTTTTCGTTTTGATCTAGTTTTTCATCAGTATTTTGCTGATTCATCATTGCCTTCATACGATCAAGGTTAATTTTTTCTTGACCTTCAACTTTTTTACGTTGATTATCCATAGCTCTAAGGTCTAATTCTCTCGCTCTTAACTGCGCGATTGGATCATTACCAAAACCAGATGTAACTTCTCTTTCTTCTTTTAAGAATTCAGTCATCATCTCTGCAATCAACACAGCTTTTCTAGATTCAATTCTTTGCTGTAGCTCTTGCGCCTGCATCTGCATCTGTGGATTCTGCATCATCATCTGTAATTGTGGTAACTCGTCTCTAAACTCTAACTCAATCTGTTCTTGAGCCATTAAACTAATATGTTCAAAAATATTTTTTTCCATAGCAGCCGTAACCATTGGATTATTTCTTGCAATGTTAGTTGCCATAAAATTTAAATGCGAAGTAATGTGAGCTCTATGGTCTTGACCAGGGAAAGCTTGAAAAGGTTTACCACTTAGAGCCATGATGTTTTCTAAACTTGGATCTAATGGCGTTGGTGGTTGTGGCTTAACTAATAACTTGTCAATATCTTTTACACCCAAAGCTTCATACATGTTTCTGTAAGCAGCATACATATTATGCATTTGTGGGTTTGATGTTGCCAGCTGCAACTCTGTTTGCGCGAGGGAAATACGCTGAGTTTGTGAAAAGATGTTGGGATCAGCAACTGGCACTATATCTACTCTATCGTCAAAGTCTTGTTGTTTAATAGTTCTTTGACCCCCAACTACGTCGTACGGATATTCCGGTGGTAGATATAACTTGAATACTCTTGCTAATAATCTGAATTCTTGTTTAAGAGCAGAGTAAATTCTTTTGTGAATAGCAGACATTGTTCTGCTTCCTCGTTCTAATAATGCAACTGTTGTACCAACAGCAGCTTGTTGATTACCATCACCAACTTGTAAATCTGCAATCGATGCAAATCGTTGACCTGCATTAACTACAATACCCATTAAGTTTAATAATGTAGCTGATGGCTCTTTGAAAGGTAGCATCATAAATGAGTCTTTTAAATTTCCACCTGGTGCATCTACATCTCTAAACTCACCTGGTTGAATTGATTGCGCATCATCTCTAATTCTAATGCCACGCATTTTAAAACCTGCGGGTAAGTTGGAAAGTGTACCCGCATCCAATAATTGACGAAGAGCTGCTGTTGCAGTTCTAGACAGACCACCAATCATATGGATAAGACCGAAGCCATAGAAACCTAACCCAGGTAAAAATTTAAAGTGGGTAAAATACGGAATCTTAGTTTTAGTCGGATCTCCAATTTCATAATTTCTTCTAATAGATAAAACCATTCGTGTAGCTAATTCTATTGTTACAATATATGGAATTTTTATTCCTGAAGGCTCACCTGTTTGTTGATCTTGATCTTCAAAACCTTCTAGATCTAAATTAACATGACATTCTAATATTGTATAAATATCTTCGTTTTGAGATTTTCTTTGTCCTTCAAGTTCTCTTTCTTTTTTCTCTACATCGTTTTCTTCATAACCTGGTGTACCAAGTTCTATATCTCTATAGAAACCTGCAACCTGTTGTTTTCGTAAATCGTTTTTAGAAACTTTTAACCGGTGAATGACTGCCTCCGCATCTTCTAATGAGGTAGCTGAGTACGGGACAATCAAATCATCTGCCGGTACAAACTTTGATACTGCTCTTTGTTCAAGTTCATCGTAATAAACTTTTTTAAACGCTGAACCTGCGAGAGGGAGATAAAAGAGCAAAGAATCAAAGTCGGGCTCATAGTCTTTCATTTTTTCCATGAGCTCGTAATTCATGTAATCTTTGACACGTTCTGCTTGTTGTGTTTTTTCTTGATTAGGTGCACCAACGACTTGTGTTCTAACTGGTCCGTTCGCTGGTAATAATTCTTTGTAAGCTAAAGCTTGAAACTGTGTGACTGCTTCTGCAAGAACTGGGTGAGTTGCACCACTCGCTCCTTGAAACGGCTCTGTTCGCATATCGTATTTAAATCCAAGTAGATCTAAACCTTTTGTGTATGATTGTTCCCAATCTTTTCTTGATGCATTATACTCGTTATACTTACCTGTAAGGTCACTTCCTAACTCGTTTAATATTTCGTCTGGTAAAAATTCTGCTAAATTTGCGTAGTGCTCGTCACCACCTTCGGGTGATGCTGCATTAGGATCAAAATCTATTTCTACTGATCCATCTTCCTGTTCTTCTATCTCAACTGGTCCTGGTGCTTGTTCCTGTGCTTCAACAGAAGTTTCTACTGCTTCACTAATTTCTTCTTCACCCGGTATTTGAACCGAGCCCCTTGGACCTTGAGTTAGGGACTTGTCTATTTTGTCTGCCATTTTTTATTTTCTCCAACTTGACTGTTTTAACAGTATTATAGTTAATATTCAACCCTTGAGGCGTGGGCCCTGATTCAGGCGGCAGGAGCCATTTCTTAGGGTAGCTTGATGTTTTTGATCTGGTCATTGTATTTCCCGAATGTTGATGTTTGTTCGTCTATTGCATCATAAGTGCCTTCATCTAAAGGTATTGAAAATGTTTCAGCTCGCGACTTAGCACGATACTCTGGGTCCTCTCTATATTTTTTAGAAGCTAATGCTACCTCTGGAGATATGTGATAAGCAGCAAATAAATCAATTGGATTATCTACACCTAATTCTTTAGCTTTAGCTACATCTGCTATACCTATACCTGTACCAATAAAAGGAATATATTTTGCAGATTTTTTAGCCACTCCTTTTAAAATAGTAGACATTGGTGAGGACTTTGTTTTTAAAACAACTCCTTTGTCTGCTAATGATTGTATATTAGTTTGTGCTCCTTCTGAAAGATCAGAAAAATTTGATATAAATTTTTTTGCCTGTAATTTTTTTCCAGGTTCATATTCTATTAATGGTGTATCAACTCCGTGTTTATTTTGAAAGGCTGAAGATATTTTATTAAAATTATTTACTTCTTCTACACTTGCAGTTCCATCTAATACTTTTGGAAATATTCTACTAAAAGGTCCATCAATTTGTCTTCCTTTTATACTATTAACTTTCTTTTTAATAATTTGTCCAAGCTCTGTATAACCTGGAGCGTTTTCAAATGTTGCAGACAAACCCATTGCTTCATCTAAATTAAATACTCCTGTGTCAATAGCTTTTAAAATTTTTTGTCTTACTGTAAATAATTTATCCCCTTTTACTTTTAATATATTATCTCTAATTTTTAATTTAGATCTTCTTAATTCTTCGCCAGCAAATTGTCCCCATTGATTTTGAGATGGAAATTCTGAAAAAATTTCATCTAATTGATTTACATTTGGAGTTTTTAATCCAGGCACTTCTCTAAACCCTAATAAAAATTCTTGATACTTAACAAGATCGTTTGATATATTTTTTAAATTTTTAAGACTAGAATCTCCATAAACAAGTTTAGATAAATTTTTTACATCATTTATTTCATCTGCACCCTCCAATGCAATATTATGAATTGCTTTTACCGCATCGTCAAATGGTTTAGCTTTTATTTGTTTTGCTTTTAATATATTTTTTTCAGCTGCCTCTACCCCTGCCTCAGCTGCTTTTTTTGTTTTAAAATATTTTGTTACTGTGCTGGGTCCGTCAGCAGAACCTGAAGGAAGTTGTACTTTAAATTTTGAGCCTTTTGGTAAATTAGGATTTATTTTAAAATCTAC